TCCTCTTCTAATGCCTCTTCCTCAGCAGCTTCCTCTTCCTCAGCAGCTTCCTCTTCTTCTTCAGCTTCTACGACCTCCTCCTCAGCTTCCTCCTCCTCAGTAGCCTCCTCTTCTACGACCTCCTCATCCTCAGCAGCTTCCTCTTCTTCTTCAGCTGCCTCCTCCTCGGCTTCCTCCTCCTCAGCAGCCTCCTCCTCAGCTGCCTCCTCCTCAGCTGCCTCCTCCTCGGCTTCCTCCTCCTCAGTAGCCTCTTCTTCCTCTTCAGTAGCCTCCTCCTCGGCTTCCTCCTCCTCAGTAGCCTCTTCTTCTTCCTCTTCTACTACAATTTCCGCAGTAGAAGCTGATATAATAACATTCTTGTGGGTAGATGACACCGTGAATGAATTATCGGCAGATTCTTCCAGATAGGTATCTTTTTCCTCTTCATGAATTTCCAATCTTACAGATTCTTCGTCTTTTTCAGCCGCTGAAGAACAAACCACCTTCATATCAACCTTTGATTCCAGTGCGATAATATAGCGATTCATCTCAGCAATCGCCGATTTTAACTGCGCGATTTCATCTTCACGTGAAGGCGAAGTCGAAGTTGTTCCGGATGCGGCTGTTGTGGTATCGGTATGTTCTCTAGCACTACTACCACATCCATCCTGCTCCAATTCGGCGATTCGGTCTTGTAGCTTACGAACACACGGTAATCCCATAATTGTATCATGGGTCTCTTTATAAATTGTATATTCCCCAATAACACCGGTTAATATAGTTGTAATATGTTTTGTCATCACTTGTGATACATCTTCAATCATCGGGCGAAGGTCAATTGTCATTCCAGAAGCAGAATTTGAAGACGACGACGATGACGCAGAAACAGGGTCGGCCATTTATGTTTGACTGTGATGTATTCTTTATATTCTAATATGTTTATTTCAATTTTCAGCGAGTTCAAATTCTAATTTTCAGCGAGTTCAAATTCTAATTTTCTAATGAAAATGTAAAGTATATAAAGTTCGAATAATAATCACTGTATTGATAATGTCAACATCAGCGTCAGCACTGGCTCCGGTTCCTTCACCTGCGGTTATAGATACTATGACCCGTATCATCTTGTCACAAACTGAGATGACTGAAGAAGAAATAAAAACGGCATTAGAGCGAACCAACTATGATTTGAAATGCGTCATCCGTGAGTATATGCGCGGAGATACTGTTAAACCAGATATTGTTTCTGTTACTACAACAACTTCAACGAACCAGATGAGATTCTCGGAAATAAGGAATTTCATGGATAAGTCGGATGAGCAATATTATCGAAAGAGGGAGATGCAACGGATATACAATGAGGTTCTCGAGAGAAAAAAGGCACATGCACAAGCGCAGGCAGAAGCGGCGGCACAGGCAGAAGCGCCAACTGACACGACATCAAAATTATAATCGATGAACAATACATTCTAAATTTTGTATTCCGGTTAAATATTCACTCGGAAGTAATTTTACTCCTGCGAATTTGCTGTTGGCGCAATTCATTTTAGAAAAAAGACTCCGTGTATTATAATGTTTGATTGGAGGGTTTAGGTTTTGTTGAACTACAAGAGTTTCACCGGTTTTCGGGTCATTCTTCCAAATTATAGCCACATGACCATAAGGATAATCTGGTTTTTTATATTTCCAGAATAATATACTTCCGGGGCGTAAATAATAAGTGGCTTCATGTGTATATGGAAACGAATGTGTTTGTAATGTAACTGCTCTGGAGTTTTTCGTGGGAATCGCTTTAGGCGATAGTGTTGCCGTTGGCATAAATTCATGAATTCGTTTAAAGAAGTCACTTGCATCTACTACATCTGGAAATGTTAAACCTTTATGAATTGAAAAAAAACGGCGTATAAGTTCAACACACTGGAACTCTAAACCATATTTTGTAGGATAGCTCGCATTTTTCATTTTTTTGATATATAATACAATATTATCATGTTCCTCTTTTTCATCTGGTTTAAATAAATTCTTGGACATTACGTAATATATTACATGGAGAATATATTACGACCGTTTGTGTGTGTCGCCTCGATTGCTCGCTCAATCCACACCACCTTGGACTACCATGGTCTTATAGCGTTTCTTAAGTTTCAGATTATTCGTGGGAATGACTTTACTATTCACAAGAAAATCGTTGTTATCTTCATATAATTCGGGGAGGATATGCGTGAGAGGTTTATTTACGATATGTATCATTTGCGGACCTTTCAATAATGACCGATATTCCTCGATTGACAAATTACCGTAATATTTATCAAGAAGGTAGTTAGGATTTGGAGCGGGTTTGAAACCTTTATTACTTGAATTTCCGTATAATAAATGAAGTAGATGGATACGCTCGAATTTCGTAGATGTATCAAGTTGCTCTTTTAGTAATGCTGCGAGTGCGCATTCTGGAGAGCAGAAACAACCACTAACATGAAATACACCATTTACAACCATAATCGGTAAATAATAGATAGGTCCATCGAACTCACATGTATCCCAAAAACATGCGCATTTATGGTTCAGTTTCATCTGGATTGTTTCACCGTTATGAAATGAATATTTCAAACGATTGATTTTTTTCGCGATTTCTTTTTGGTATCTCTCATTCAATACATGAATTGCTGATTCAGTTGTGGCTGCTTTTTTAACATTCACATGAGCACCGGTTGTAGTAACAGCAGAAGCCAATGTTGTATTCGTTGAAGCGGTTGAGCTTGCCAATATAGGGGTAGCTAATATACTATCAACTTTCAACGATGACATATTGTGCTCACTCATATCAGTATCATGCGTTTCATAATCATCGTTATATGTCTGACATAGTTCGCTAGATTGAAGGTTATTGGTTGTTAAATTATAGGACTCAACTTCACTTATTGCCGGAGTGTAATCATAAATAGATTCATTCGTTTTCAAATCAGATATATGACACTTCAAATGTAATATAATGTTTGGAACTTGGGATGTGTCATACAATCCAGAGTTAGAGTTCAAAATAAAACCTGCTTTGGGCTTACGGCCTCGCTTTTTATTGATTTGTCCTTTGTAGATTTGATTTGGTGATACCAAGTCAGAATCGGAGGTTTGTAATATCTCTGTGTCATTCGCGGTAGAGCATCCAACTAGACTACTCGGCGGGGAATCTTCGTTCGGTTTTTTTTCATTATTAGATACCGGATAATGATTATGTTTTACAATATAATTTTTGTCTGTTTGTTTCAATATAACAATATCGGGGAATGTCGGTACTTCGCATTCATCGACTTCTTCTTGAATTACGGTTGGTATAGTTATTTTTTTCGTGTTTCTCGTTTTCTTTGTCGCCGTTGCCGTCGTTGCCGTCGTTGCCGTCGTCGCCGTGGTTGCGGCATTCAACACGTTACTACTAGACGCCGACGAAGCCGACGAAGATGAAAATGTTGGCATAGAACGATGTAGGAATATACATATATTGTAAATTTATGTTTATACTCTTTTGTTCGCGCCTGCTTGTATGAAAAGAACTTAAAGAAAAAACCACATATCTTTATGACGCAACTTCTATAAATCCTCGCACCCACACCCCTTCTTGAGCGCCTCCCTCTGATAACATTCACGGCAAAGCGGTATATAATTTGATGACCCAATAACTACCTGACTTGTTTCATTCGTGATTCTAAAACTGAATACTCCAGGAGTTCCATTGCGGCATAAACTACAAAGTGATTTCAGTTTGATGATATGGTCACTAAATGGCACGAGCTGGAGTAAATTTCCCAAAGGCTTTCTCTCAAAATCCCCGTCGAGACCGCATATATATACGCGCTTATTCAAACCTTCAACGAGCCTTTTTACTTGTTCTTCTATGTCTGGGAAGAATTGTCCCTCATTGATAAGAATCGTTTCGGCGCGGATGATTGTTTCTTCATGGTCTCGAATGGCATCTTCTATCGTTCTTGAAAGAATACATGGAATCATTTGTTTGTCGTGCGTTGAAAGCATTGGCTCGGTTGTATAACGGTCATCTGCTGCGTAATTGATGACCGCGACTGGAATATTACAGAAAACACATTTCTTATAAACTTCCAGTAAATAAGATGTCTTTCCCGAGAACATAGAACCGATAATTAACTCGAGATAACCGTGGTTTGGTTTCGTCGTTGTCGTATCCGAGGCCATTGATGATGATGTGTTTGTTATGAAATAGTTTGAGACTTGTATATATTCATAAATACGCAAATTATGGTTCAATTCTTTCCATGATTCCATTCCATTATATTACATAAACGTATTTCATATTATTCATTTATACCATGGACCCACAAGACCGAACGACTTATGTCACTACACCACAATCAATCAATAATGCGATGCCGTGGGTTGAAAAATACAGGCCATCTTGTTTTGATGAAATCGTTCTAGACCCAATGAACCGTTCAATATTGTCTAATATCCTAAAAACAAACTATTTTCCAAATCTTTTATTCTACGGCCCACCTGGAACCGGTAAAACAACGACAATCATCAACCTAGTAAATGCTTATCAGTCAAAATTAAATATGCAAAACCGAGGATTAATGATTCATTTGAATGCGTCGGATGAACGTGGTATAGATATTATTCGCAACCAAATCAATAATTTCGTAAGCACAAAATCAATGTTCGGGAATGGGATAAAATTCGTTATATTAGACGAAGTTGATTATATGACAACCAACGCACAAATCGCCCTACGATATCTTCTTACAAGCTATACTGACAATAATGTCCGTTTCTGTCTTATATGTAATTATGTTTCGCGAATCGATGAGTCACTCCAAACCGAATTTGTCCGCATGCGGTTTAATCAATTACCCGAAACCGATATATTCACATTTCTATGTAAAATACGCGACAATGAACAACTTAAATTATCCAACGATAATCTCGTTTCTATACAACGCCAGTTTCATTCTGATATACGAAGTATGATTAATTATATACAGACCAATCAAGAGAATCTCCAAGACCTACACGTTATATCGAATACTGTTTGGGACAATATGGTGGTATTATTCCAACAATCAAACGCACCGGATGACATTTCAAGATATTTTCGCGAAATTAGTTCAAAGTATTGTATCGACCCAAAAACAATTATCAAACAATTTTTGTATTATATCGTGAAACACCGCGCAGAAGAATTTGTAACTACCGACATTTTAAATAGTATCGAACATATTATTCATTTACATCATATACGAACCGAATATATCATCCATTATTTTACTTTGAAATTCCGAATATATTTCACGTCGGCATCTCAACCTATTTCGCAAGAACCCGTGCCCACACCCGCAAAAAAACGCATCATCAAAATCAAAATCAAAAAACAACAAAGTATTTAAGACTTCAGTTTTGTCTATAAATTGAAATAAAATGTATGCGTTTTTATTATCATGTATCATTCGACCACGATAAATAATGACGACTACACCCACACCGGAACTTGATACCGAATGGATGAAGTTTATGTCTCGTATATCTCGACAACAAAACTGTGACAACGCCGACAGCGATTGTGATTCTGACCCTAATGTGGAAGAGCCTCGTTTGTCATCGTCTGTATTTTCTACAACACCTACTGCCGCAGCTAGTGCCGCAGCTAGTGCCGCAGCGTCCGCTAGTGCCAACGGCACTAAGATGAAAAAATCATGTATTTCGAAAAAGTCACAGCGAAGAACATACTCGTTTATTGATACTGCCACACATGAACACACAATTCAATCTCAGCGGTCTCTCGGTCGCAGCAGCAATGGTGCCAACGGCAGCAACGCCAACTTGACAGTCAGTTCTGTCCGTTCAAAAATCACTCCAATCTATATCTCTACAAAAACGAAGATCGCCTATTTAAATCTACCAGTGAATATTTATGAAATGTTCTGGAAAATTCCGGTTCAACATTACTATGAACGACGCGAAGGTGTAATCAAAAAACAAATAAAATTTCAAACAACCGACCCAGCAGCTGTCGCATCCATCAAAGAAAACCTGGAACAACAGCCACGTTTCTATGATGAATTCGTTATAGAGCATATCGATAATCCAACCGGACGTATCCCGTATAAGGACCAGCGTAAAGTAAGCGTCGGCCTTTGTAAAAAAGACCTTCATGGAGGAATTTCAAAAAAGAAACGCGCGTTCTTCAACTGTTTTGTTCTTATTCTTCGTATTGATGGTGGAATTGCGCCACCCGATGAAAAAGCACCCGAAGATGATGTATTATACAAAGAAATGCATGTAAAAGTGTTTAATACCGGAAAGTTGGAAATTCCAGGAATTCAAGAAGATTCCACGCTTGTTCGCGTTCTGCAACTTCTTGTCAGTGTCTTGCGTCCTTATTTAGGTGATGAACTCGATTATATTCGAAACCGCTGCGAAACCGCACTTATTAATTCAAATTTCAATTGCGGGTTTTACATCGACCGGGATAAACTGTTCAATTTACTCAAATTCAAATATCGCATGAACTGTAACTACGATTCTTGCTCATATCCCGGAATTCAAAGCAAATTTTACTATATTCCAGATAAAAGTCATCATGAACAAAACGGACAACAACCCGTCTCGATGGAGATGCCATATTATGAAGTATCATTTATGATTTTCAGAACCGGCAGTATATTGATTGTTGGGAAATGTAATGAGGAAATCCTTCTCGTCATATATCGATTTATCTGCTCAATTCTTGAAACCGAACATGCCTTCATACAAATGGGAGACATTCCGATGGACAACTTCGGCGGCAGCCTCGATGGGAAAGGGGTCAAAAATACTAGGAAGAAAAAAATAAGTATAACTAATATTCAGTTCTATGAAATGGAATGAAATGGACTGGACTGGGCTGGAATCATGGAACTGGTGTTATTTAGCATAATCCGATAATGTTCATTCGTTCGTTCGTTCGTTCGTTCGTTCGTTCGTAAAGAATATAAAGATTTTAAAATTGAGTATTCTATATACGCAATATTTTTTACTTATTATGTCCACGACCCAAAATGGAGGTGCTGCTCTAGTGCCATCGACACCTTCTGTCGCATCTAGCGACACTCAACAGATTAGTCGTGTTCCTACCTATGCTTGTTTTCAGCACGCCACAAAAGTCGCAATTTTAGAAGATAAGCCTATTATTTTGGATTATTGGACGAGCTCTTTAGATAAATCTTGTCTTATCGGTGTGCGCTCCAATAATGAGAAGCTTCTTGTAAAGAGTGAAGATGAATATACTAGTCCTATTGCGAAGATTTTCAAGGTCGATACTGAATATATCATCGTCACCGCAAATTCAGTATATATTGTCGCAGCGGATATCAGCACTAGACGCATCAACTAATGTATGAAATAACTTCGCGGATGGGGGGAGGGGGAGGGGGAGGATGAGGATGAAAGGTATGAGGTATGAGGCATAGAGGCATAGAGGCATAGAGCGGCGCAATAATATTCTTATAATCGGTATAAATATTATAAGAATTCATATAAAAAATACATCGAAACCAATAATAATAGTAACAATAACACAATACAATGGCTTCGTCTATAATATATTTAAGTGATTGTACTCCATTATATACTACATTAGGTGCGCCATCACGTATTCCTCTTGTATCTGTATTCACATTACAACGTTCGGCTCGATTAGAGTGGTCGGCTCCGCCAAATTCAGATAATGTTCCAGTCGATTCATATGTCGTTCGTTATAAATTAACTGGTGCTCCTATATCTCAAACACTTAATGAGGTTATTACATTTTTTCCAGCCATCGTAATCACCGGTCTTTCCAATGGAGTTTCTTATGATTTTTGGGTTGTCGCAAAAAACCGGTTTGGTGAAAGCCCTCATTCACCTACAATTAGTGTTATTCCGGGTTCATCCCCATCATCATGTCAAATTGTTCGTCGAGCGTATCATTCTACTCTTGCCGGTGATGGAAGTACTCCACAAAAGGTCGGTATCGAATTTACACCACCTTTAACTCAAAATGGAGCGTCGGCACTTACATTTACCGTGAAATATACTCTGATTAACAGTAGTGGTGCCATTACTGATGTATCCTATACAGAAATATACAGCGTTCAAACGAATGAAACTATATTGGATACTTCAGGGGTGCCTGCGATTATTACTACAGGAGTAAAAGGAAATTATATACGAAAAGAATTATTACTACCGCCAACTAGTGTTTCTGCGCCCACCGCATTTCAAAGCGGTAATTATCGATTTCAGGTGTTTTCAAATAATATATATGGAACGTCGGCAGCGCCAGATCTCTCGTTTGTTCTTTATTTATACTCGAATAGTCCCTCCCCTGTCCCTCGATTTACCGCACCATCATTTACGTCATATAGCAGTATTCCTGCGAATGGAGATATAAGCGGTGTTATACCAGCCGATTCATCATTCCGTTTTACATGGAAACAATACCGCGGTTCTGGAACTGGCAGCACTGGTGCCGCCGCTTACGTCGGATGGTCGTATCGTATTCAATACACCGATGATAAAGACATTTGGTATTATCCACCTCTATCATTATCCGCGCCAGAGACTGCTAAATTTCCGGAATATACCCGCCCCTACGATACGACTAGTATGGATTCTGGGACTACCGGATTTGGATATTTTATAGATATAAGTCGTAATGTTGTGAATGGGCGTAGGTATTATGTCCGGTATTGTGTTGTATCTGCGTCTGGAGATACTAGTGAATATACACAGGTAACGACTACAAATTTGACGCTTGTTTCATGTATTCCTGGAAAGCTCCCGACACCCCCACCCATATTTCGCGCCAACAATGCCGACCGTCTTGTTCGTCTTTATTTTGATTGGACGACGCGGCCACCAAGTTTGGATGTTACTGGTGGGTTACCAATTTTGAATTATCGTATCGTTAGATATATGGTATCTCGCACGAATGGCATTAATCCAACCATTTTACCACAAACACTTATTATATTTGATAATATATCCGGCCCATATTACGAAGACCGGACTGAAATCCGTAATGGTTCAGAATACGAGTATCGTGTGTATTCTCGAAACGCGTTCGGCCTTTCAACCAGTTTTACTAGCGTAAGCGCAATTCCATCTCGCCCGTCTGACGTCGTTCGAAATGTTACATCATCGGTCGATAGTGGCCAAATCAACCTCAGTTGGAACCGACCGAATTTTATTGAACCAAATACTCCTATTGTTCAATATTATATCGAATATAAGGAGTATAATATTTTCGATGTATCGCGTATTCCGTTGGATAATATTGTAGGTGCGTTTTCGAATCCAACAACCATTTCAAATACGGTTCAGGATATGAATTCAATTTTAGTAGATGACACACTATGGGCGAAATTAACCACACCCATTGTAGAAATATTTACAAATTCAACTAATCTTTCATATACAATTCGAGACCTTATTGATAATAAACCGTTTGTATTTCGTATTTCTGCGGTTACACAAGACCAATCACGACGCAAAATAATAGGATTGGCGAAGATAATTGGTTCAAATAATCCATATTTACAACGTCCTGTCATTATTGGAAGAGTTCCATCTCAGTTATCTAATGTCGAATATACACCTGGTGATAATAATATTTCTATTAAATGGTCAAGTTCAAATATTAATAATACAGAAGGTATTATACGATTTATAGTGGATTATGACATCGCCATAAATGATACGGTATATTCACAACGTCAAACCTTTGATTACATAAATAGCGTCGTGTTCAACGACCTTAGCACTACTATCAAATTTAATGTTATCGTTACTGGTCTTAATAATAATGTAACACAACTACCGGACACACGAACGAATAGTTATAATATGAAAATTTACGCAGAAAGTTCGGTAGGATTCACGAACGAAGAAAATAAAGTGAAATTACAATTTTTACAATTTACAGATATTTTTGAAGGGCTCCCTGTTCCGCGGGTTGTTCGGCCAAGAGCAATACCGACCGTTATTAGTGAAATACGTTCCTAATTCGCGCTATAACGAATGTTTTAGAATCTTATTATTATGTATAACTAATATTGTCGATATGTCTCTAATAGCACCGACATTATCTAATTTTACCATTTCTCCGCGCGTTATTTATAGGGATGTCTCCTTTCAATTAATAGACCCATCTTCCGATAATACAAATCCCGCCGCAGTATTTACATTTAAAAGTAGTAAAACAGAAGTTGCCGATATATCTGGAAGAATCGTCCGAATTAGGGGTGTTGGTGAAACTGTGATTACCGCCATACAAGCTGTGACATCCGGATATACAACTGGTGAAATAACCGCGATTTTAACGGTGAATCCAATAACTTTTTTTACAATTACTCAAAAAGAATGGAATGAAGGGTCGTTTAATTTACAAGACCCATCTTCAAATAGCCCTGCGCCATTTACATTTGAAAATCTGACACCGGATATTATATCTATTTCCGGTAGAGTCGTTACACTAAAAAAAGTTGGGTCGGCTAAAATCAAAGCAACACAGGATGCTTCCGGAGTTTATCCTTCTAATTCTGTGGTCGCAACATTTGAAATATTGACGAATATTGTTCGAGTTGGCACTCAAAATCAGATAGATTTATCATGGAATATCCCGACAGAAAATGGCGCCACTATCAAAAACTATTTTTTTTACTCAGAAGAACGAAGAACAGCAATTAACCCTGCGCCACCAGTAAGCACAATAATGTCGATTGACCCAACAAATTCGTCATATTATTCTTATACGTTGCCAAATATATATTCAACTCAAATATTATCTGCGACTGGTCAGCCTACTGGCATTGATATTAATTCTGCTACAGGTTCTTTTAATATAACTACTTCATCACAATATACATCTTCTAATTATTTTGATATGGGGTATTACGGAGAAATAGAAGTAACTTGGGTGTATCATAATGACTTTCCTATTGATGAACTATTATCTGATGAATTTCCATCAACCACCATGACACTTTCTATAAATAAACGAGCAAGTTTGCTACCAGGCGATAATCGTATTGATTTAATCTATACTATGTCTCGAAATTACGATACTAACATGAATTGTTATGGCCCGATGCCCCAAAATAATAACAAAACAATTACTGATATATTCAAGATTGATTTTCCGGCGTCTTCGTCATTATCCCGCGAATTAAAATACATGAAACCAACCGATGTTATATCGGGGGAAGTTAAAATAAATAATAATACATACACCAACTCGAGTAATCTCGTGAAAACATATAGCATCATCATAAAAAGCATCCGCATCGCACCGTTTCGTTTCCCGATTTCGAGAGATTTTACATCTATCGGGTTTGGATTAGGTAACACAAACGGCTTTTCTGTTTCAACCTTTAACGCGCTAACCAATATCAGTGGGGGTATCTTATACCATATGCCGAAAATGACGCGCCCATTCGCCGACTATGGGAAGGCGTCATGGACATTTTCATGGAAGTATGCTGCGAATCTAGCGAAATTGATAACAGATGTATCATTTCTACCTGTTGGTAGCGGTGGCATTACTAACCTGAATATCCAATTCAATCTGCGTATTCGCGCTTACTCCCGTCCTTATGCGAAAACGACATCATCGGTTCCTCAATTTTTGACGAATGTTTCGAACACGAATTATAATACTCGTCAGTTATTCGATATATCGTTTAATGCCGACGCGAGTTACAATCAAATATTCGCAGACTCATCTGGCAACACATTATTCAAAACGTTTGATATATCGGGTGCTACCGGTTTCGCTCCATTCATCGAGGGAGGAGGGACTGACTATTCACATACACAACTTGTATTTTTGTTCAACTTAGATATACTTGACCCAAGTTATAACGCATATTTCAGGATGATGAATACTGAATCAAATTCATTTCAACTAAATATGCTTTCTCAAACATTTACACCATATCAACAATATCGGTTTGTAGGGCCAGACCCCACATTGCCGTCATCGAATTCTTTGACGAGTTTAACGAATACAACATATAACATTGTAGATTATTATACACCATTGAATCCAAACTACACATTCTTTGATTTATCAAATGGCGCTTTTTACTCCTATCGCATTTCATCACAAAATATTGTTGGAACAAGCACCTTTTCCGCATTATTAACACGACGGTGCGGTTCTATTCCGAATATAATCAGCGGAGTAAATAGTCTGGGCCAGAATACATATACAATTGAGTCGGAACGGACATCAAACCGTGTAAATATTTATTGGGAAAAACCGGCATTCTCTGGCTATGAAATTAACTATTTTGTTATTCAGATGATGATTGACCTTTCTGGTAGATGGGTGAATTTCGTCGAATATACACCCGACATACCAGCATCTGACATCTCATTCAATATGTTTGATGATACAATTATTCCAATCACTGACATAACGAGAATTCAATACACTCAAACAATTACTCAATATACATACAATCGGGTGGCATCTCAACAGAAATTTAACACGTTACTTAAACTTATTACTCCTTTATCGGGCACACTTCTGAATGGTTACAAGTATTATTTTCGATTGGCGAGTGTGAATGAACTAGGATATTCCCAGTATTCGCCAGTTTTGTCTGGTATTCCATTTGCGAGACCCGATAACGCGCCTATTGAATTTGTAGGAGATCAAATAGTTGGAAACCAAATGGTTATTCTTACATGGAAAATACCACAAGATGACGCTGGTTCTCCTATTTTGAATTATATTATTGATTATGAAGAGCAGATTACCGATACAACAACCATCTCAGGTAAGAAATACATTAATAAAAAACGATATATACAAGATGAAACTGAGTCCAAACTTTATCAAGAATTAAATCGCAACTATCCATTTGCCGACTTTCGTAAGGTATACGCAGGTTATAAGGAATCGACCACCGTCACAGATTCATTGATAGCATTACGGAAGTTAATATCGAAATATATAATATATCCTAGACCAATAACATTAGATGACCCTGATGCGTATTTAAACACAGATTCAAGCGATTTATCAAAAAATATTATATTGAATAATACGAATCGAACATTCTCGTATAAAAGTAATTTACTCAACCAAAATGTTTTCGACCTTTCATATATTCAATTGAAATGGTATTACACACAAGACAATACCAATGGAGGCGCTTATTGGTTGTCGTCTTCTGATATTTCGTTATCGTTTCATCTATCAATCGATGCGCACTTAGAGCATAATAGCACTAATCGTTCTAAGGACATATCCGGAATATTCGATATTTCCGGAACATACATAGTGAATTTATCGAAGTTGTCAATACCTTCTGACGGAACATATAAATATATTAACTACTTGAATGGAAATGTAATTGAAAATGGACAAATTGCCTTGAACATACCTGCGAAATATATACGATTAGAAACGTTATCACCACCGACACTTTTTCGGCTTGATCATATGAATGACAAGGGATATTATTTGAAAATGAACTATACAATCAGTAATTTTTCAAGAAGCGATTATCGGTTTAATTTTTATTCCGGAAAGGTTATCATTAATGGCGTCTCACCGGTTCGAACATATGCTGGATTGAATACGGAATTTACAATGACGTTGAAAAGTAATATTTATTCACCTTTTGAAAATCTAAAAACATACCGATTTACAATAACACCATTCAATATTAACGATTTTTTTCCAGATCCTTCAAAGGAACTCGTAAATTCTATTAAAGGTAAAAGTCAAACCGCATTAAAAATAGGAACCGACAGCAGTGACCCGATTACTGATATGAGTTATTCATTAATACCAACAAGTCAAGGTGGAAAGGTGTTGCTCCGATGGAAATATTCATCGAAGCCCAAATATCACATCAATATCGTAATTCCAACCGAATATAAAAGAGATATTTATCCGCAAGAATATCCTTCAATCCAATATAATGTCTCTATCATAACTCCAAACCTTGACTCCAGTGATGATGGCATTGTTACATATATGATACCTTCAGTCTTACAAAGTGATATCAATTCTTCTAATGCTCAATTATATTTGAAATCTGGTCGCGGTTATTACATTACTGTTTCACCAGTTCAAACTTTCATCTACCCACAAGGTACTACAGAATATATAGCCGCAGAGTCACGTAACATGTATGCGGATGGAACATATATCATACCATTACAAACTCCATTAAGACCATTGGAATTCATATCACAAGGATATACCGGTTATGTCGTTTTGAAGTGGCAGTTGCCTGATATAAATAATGATCCCAATTTTTATAAAACAGATATTACGTCATCATATTATCAATATAAATATTTTACGCTAGAGCGGCGCGAGTTGTCACTTGAATGGATAGATATATCAAACGAAATAGCAATACCATCACCGTCAAGTGGAGGAATTGCTGGGTATCAGAGTCAATTTACTGTCAGTGGTTTGACGAATGAACTCCCACAACAATTTCGTATTCGCACAGTTATTATTAATGGATATAATGGTCAGCGTGCGTTTTCTGATTATACATATATGACCGTTGTTAATAATATCCCTGTAGTGGAAAACTCCGGAAATACCGTGTATCCATCAATTTATCCTTATAAAACATCTAATCCATCATTACGATATGCGACTATAACCGCAACCGCATCTGGTTCGCTCAATGGTTTAACGTTTATGTTTGATTATCCTTCGTATAATGGAAATGCGGATTATTACGAATGCGATGTTTATTTTAATTATGTATTGTCTGGGACGACTAGAAGTGGCTGGATTGAAATATTTGATGTAAATAATGGTATTGCGGATCTATCTAATAATATCAGCATAAATAGCGCACAATTTACAACAAATCGGAAGTTGCGAACGACTTCGGCGACACCTCTCGGTAATCAAACAATTACGGTCGTAGCTAGGACTAATTTATATTCCTATGGAATTCGGTTTCGTTTATATCCACGTAAAAATGGCTTGGATGGGATTTATCCATTACGTGATAATTTATATACAGATTATTCTAATGTTGATTATCTTTATTAGTATGACATTATATTTGTCCGATTATAGTCCGTGTTGAAGTGTATTTATTTGTTCGGGTGATAATGTATCTGGAAACTCTATGTTGAATTTGATTTTGAGAACGCCGGATTCGCCGTTCTTCTCTAATCCCAAACCTGGTATTGTTTTAATATTACCTGGTTTAATTACATTGCCGGGTTTATTTGCGAGTTTAAATATACGCCCATTAAGGTGTGTTATCTCGAAATCGAAACCACAGAGAGCCGATTTAAGTGTGATTGTTTTTTCGATTGTAAGGTCTAGATGTTCTACTTTGAATAATGTGTGTTGTAGAACGTTAATCACGATACGAATATCACCTTTCATTCCCGCCTCATTCATATGACCACAATCATTCAAGATGATAGTATCGCCTTGAAGCATGCCTTTCGGGATTTGAGCGTGTATCGTTTCGCGTTCAATCTTAATGATATCATTGTCCGGAACTTGTCTGTCGATTTCAAGTGGAATCGAGCAACCATTATAGCACTGTTCAAGTGTAAGAGATACTGTTTTGATAATTGTATCCGGGACTTGATATACGCGGACATGTGGCTGCTGTTGCTGTTGCTGTTGCTGCTGTTGCTGTTGCTGTTGCTGCTGCATGAAACCATTCATTCCGTTAATATTGATACCACCAGTAGGACGACCATTATGAAATGCTTGAAATACGACTTTCGGTCCATGCGCACCACCACCATTAACACCGATGCCGCCGCCGCCACCGAATAACATATGGAGTAATTCTTCTGGAATACCCGGTGGCATACCTCCGGGCATACCTCCGGGCATACCTCCCGGCATACCTCCGCCGAAATGAAATACATTATTTCCAAAACCACCACCACCACCTTTACGCATCATATCATAAGTGCGTCGCTTGTGTGGGTCAAATAGTGTCGCATATGCGTTATTCAGTTCTTGGAATATTTGTTTGCTTTCTTCTGTATTGCCATTTTTGTCTGGGTGATGTAGCATCGACATCTTTCGATACGCTTTCTTAATCTCGTCTTCGGATGACTTTTCATCCACGCCTAAAATTTTATAATAATCCTTGTCTTTGTCGATACTAGTTCCTTCATTCATATCTGGAAAATCGTCGGATTCGAAAAACATTTCTGGTCCATGTCCGGCCAACCCACCGCCAAATGGGAAGTTGAAGAACATAATGGAAAGGAATGGAGTTGAATGTCGTTGAATAGGGTAGGGTTGAAGGTGATTGAATGAAACGGGATTGTTATTATTACTTACTTAAACATTATATTTAATATAATTTATCGGGACGCGAATAGATACTCGAAGAATGACTGCTACATGTGTATCACCAGACATTCCATTTATCGCAAAATATCAACCATTAAAAATTCACGAATTTGAACAACTTGATGAAAATACAGTTACAATCATAAATAGTCTAATCGAGATGGATAACCTTAATATTATGTTTTATGGCGACTCCGGTTCTGGAAAAACGTCAATTATTAATGCGATGATCCGCGAATATTACAAAAAGTCTGGTAGCAGTAATACTTTGATAAAGGAAAATATTCTTATTTTAAACAGTCTCAAAGAACAAGGTATTCAGTATTATAGAAATGACGTTAAAGTATTCTGCCAGACGATGACGATGATTCCTGGACGTAAGAAAATTGTCTTATTAGATGATATTGACTTAATCAATGAACAAGGACAACAAGTATTTCGAAATTGTATTGATAAATACAGTCATAATGTTCATTTCATCTCTTCATGTTCTAATATTCAGAAGGTAGTCGATACTTTTCAAACACGTAATATTATTATTAAAATTAATCAATTGAACCAAGGATGCCTAAATAGAATTATGTTGAAAATCAAAAATAATGAGAGGTTGATGATAACGAAGGATTCCGAAGAATTTTTGCTTCAGGTGTCAAATGGTTCTGTTCGGACTCTCATCAACTATCTCGAGAAAATCAAATTGATTGGCCGAGAGATTACGATTGACATCGCAAATAAAATATGTACGAATATCAGTTTTCATCGTTTTGAAGAATATACACGTGTCATATTAAATGACGAGATGGATGTAAATGTGCGGGTTCGCGCCGCGAATACAATACTATTCCAGTTGAATGATGAAGGGTATTCAGTTCTTGACATCTTAGATAACTATTTCTTATTCGTTAAACTCACACCATTATTCGGCGAAGACATTAAGTACCGTATTACATCACTCATCTGTAAATATATAACGATTTTCCATAACATACACGAGCATGATATCGAATTGGCATTATTTACGAATAATTTGTTGGGGGTGCGCTTGGGAGTGCGCCCCCATACGACGCAGGGCGATAAGCTGCCCAGAGTGACTGTTTGACATGTGACACAGACCACCTCCCGCGAATTGACATGTGACCCATATATGTTGTTCCGGTTATTGAACTGGTTATGCGCACCGCCTATAGCATTGCGACGTATGGGGGCGCAACTCCAAGCTAACACCCAGTTGCTTTTATTAAGAGATACTTCCCAATAAGCGTATTTGACTCTAAAACCTGTTTCGGCGATAGACGTGCCAACCACTGAAATTTACTGCGTTTTAGTATCTCTTGCTCGGGAATATATAATCCCGCCGCAGTTGGTGATAACGCGACATCCGTGTCGGCCAGTAATTCTTCTACAAGAACCGGCTTATTCGTCGTTGTTTTAACACCAAGCTCTTCCGCTGGAATGAGACTCAATGATGTAGGCGTTTCAGCTTGTTTCGCCAGCCACCAACGAGTCGCATCGCCGGTAAAGTCCATCTCTTGTGTTTGGTCCCGGTTATTAATATCCATCAAGTATTCCATATACTCCTTCATCACCGGATTGAATTTATGACATCCCATTATCTTCGTTGATGGCGAGTATTGTTTCTCAGCAGCGAGAGATGACATCGTTCGGAGTTCGCCCATTACAACATTCGCCTTTTCTAGATGAGCATCATACAACGACCGCAGGTCATGGAAACAAATAAATGAACTGGGAATCAAAAACCCACCATAAATATGAAGTATTGTTGCGAGTCCTAGGTCGCGCACATGACTACGAAGAGGGCGTGGCAGATGCTCAACCCGAGTACGCCATTCGGGTATTATCTTCACGAATGCTTCATCATCAATAAGACATACATTAAAGCTCTCACCACAGTGTTCAATAATATTCCTGATAGTTAAATATTGGTATGGCTGGTTCAGGTTATCACTCGTTCTTGAACCGAAACTCTCCCATGACCTCGCATTCTTATCAAACTCGATATGAACCCACAAAATCGGTTTGTTATTCTTGGTTATGCTACTACCATTTAAAAGATACTTTTGGATAAGCTCCCCATCATCATATTGCTCTTGGATATCGATTGTTTTCTTATATTTATTATAAATGAAACCAACCATCATGATAAGAAGGTAGGCAATTGCAAGTTTAACGACTTTGTTTTCAAACATTATTGTTATCTATTATATACAGAAGAGATTAAAACTATCACTTATGTCGGTCAATTATCTAACCTGAACATATCCGAGTATAATTTCTTATGAATATCGCGAGATATTTCGTCCTGTTTGGCTAAAATGAATGCTCGACGTGTATCCTCCTCTTCTTCTCGCAGCTTTGCCTTATTGTAGATATATTCTTGCTCTTCTTTACTCGTTTGTTTATGTAAATCCCGGCGGGATTGGTCTCTAAATGTCTGTAATTCATTTACATTATTGAACCGCTTTGTCTTATAATAGTCTTCTTCCGTCACGGGGATTACACTCTCGGTATGTGCTTTCTTAAGGTCTTCGTACCTAAGATTGCCGAATATTCCACTCGAATACTCTTGTGGTCGTTCTCTCGTAAGGTCGTAAGCCGACCCGCCGCCACCGCCACCACTACCACCGTCGCCAGCATATACCAGCTCTTGCCTCTCAACCAGCGCATACTTATTTCGTAATGCTTGCTTCCGTTGATTCAGTCGCGCGACTTTATCCGCCCATGACCCACTATTGTCTGTGGCATCGTTATTGTGTGAGCCTGCTTCGTCTTGGCCATCGGTGTCGGTAGAAGTGCTCCTGAACCATTCTTCATACCCCGTCTCCGCCTCGTCATCTTTCATACGATATTGCTCAAATTTCTCATTAAACCATCTATTGAATTCACTCACTTTCGCTGCTGCGTTCTGTCTTGTCGCACCGTTGGCAGCGCTTGTCGTGCCAGTCATCATTTCATCCAAACGGCGCTTCATTCTCTCATGTGTATCTCTCGCATACTCGTCGTCGGCATCGTGGCGGTAGCCTTCAGTTCGCATCAATCGTCCATAATCCACAACCGATTTTGCCGCCGATGCCGCCGCTGTTGTCCCTCCATCAATCGGTATATATGTATCCTTTACGACACACCGCAATGATGGAACTGCCGATGTGCGCGGTGTTCTCTCTACATGTTGCGTATAATGCTCATTTGTAGGAGGATGGCGAACCGTATATATCTGATGAATGATTCGATATGCTTTCGTAAAAAAGAGAAAATATTCTTTCGGGAGTTGGCATTTATCTGGATGTGTCTTGAGAACTGCCAACTTTGCGCGCTTCAAATCATCTTCGTTAAATAATGTAGGTAGATTGAAAAGCGCAAGAATGTCCGGCAAATTATAATTGTCAATGTCCAAGTCGAGAGATTCCATCGTATATATATCTTCTATTCGTATTCTAAATTTATGTTGTTTACTTAGGTTGTAACTCAAGTAAATAACATCATTATATAAATAATCTCTCGGAATGAACGTTCTAAACCTTCGCGCATCGGGCAAAGAATGCGATAATATCAGGTGGGTTGGCACCTGTAATAGAGTCATCTGGAATATATTCGGTATTCCCTGACTTGTAAAATAGAAATACGGGGATTCCATTTACCATCCGCTTCTGCTTCATGAATGCGTAGAAATCGATGGAGTCATCCACATTCACTTCGTAGCATTCTACTGGACGTTCAAGTGTCGAGAGATTTTCAACTTGCTGAATGGCAATGTCTTTGATAGTCTTGCATGGACGACACCAATCAGCAGTAAGTTTCAGAATAGTATGCTTACGTTGCTTGGAATTAAATTCTAGTAGGCCTCGGAATGATTCACGGGTGAGTTCGAGTGGTGTGAGAGACATGAAATGGGATGATATATGAATAACTAGATAAGAATTGTCTCAAAAATACGCATTATATTTACATTACTGAAAAGGTGGTTGTAGGTTCATTTTACACCTCCCAAGGCGCCTTTGACGGATTTGGGTCAAAATAATGAATTTGACTCGGGTCCGTAATATGATAGCTCAATTTCTTCCACGACGGTATGAAAAATAACGCGCCATACCACATTTTACCTTTTTCAAATTCAGGAAAATATATATTATCCGCAAAAAATGCGAGATAACCAATAACAGAGGAAAATGTGCCATGCGAAAGAATAATATTCTTACACGTAGAAGCGAATTGTATTGTTTTTATTTCTTCATAAGGAAGCAGTGACGAACCTGGAAATTCTCTCAACAATGTTTCTATATACTCGTGGCCGGGTGATTCTGTTGAAATATACAACTTATCATACTTGACATTTTTAATTGCGTTGATATAATACACAAGCCCGGGGCTTAAATGTATTCCATCTCCTAATCTTACATGAACATACAGGTCGTTGTTATTATTATAACGACTCTTAAATGGATTACATGAAATAATCTTTGACTTTACTTCATCCGTGTGTAAATAAGCATATATCATGTCGATGATTTCTTTCACTTGAAGATAACTATAATTGGTGTTCGGGTCTAAATTGCAGTTTAGGTTTTCAGAATTATAAAATTTGAAGTAGGTTGAATCAGTTATTACTTGTGTATCTACATAATTCAATGTTCCACAAAATAAGTCAATACCCAACTTTTGAATCAAATCATGGCTACAATAATTCACATATAAGTTGTGCTTTTTAGCTAGTAATGATATTGCTAGGTCCCGAATAAAATGATTGCCAAACCGACCGTAGGGAGCAACAGTTGTCATAGTAAAATGGGGCGAATATAACGAGCGAATATAGTAACAAACAAAATATTGGGTTTATATTCGTTTGTATATATCTTACTGTCATTTTGTGATTCACAGTCTTCTAATACTAGAACTAACGGTTTATCATCATCTGGAGAAATCGTGCTATAAACTTTCGATAGGTTATCGCCAGGGTCGGTGGGCCTCCATG